ACAGCTCGGTCAACTTTTTTGTCTACCTTTATGGTAGGAATAATTTTAAACTTGCGCTGCTTCGTAAGTTCAATTCGTAAAAATATATCTGTAGTAACGAGTATTCTTTTTGGCAGTTCGTTACTTATGTCCCCGTGCTTCACGGGATTAGAATACCTCTATCTTACCGAACTTTATAATGAACTCGCGGAACCGTGAATTAGAAGACCGCGCTTTGTCTGCATCTTCTTTCGATGCACGATTAGATATTTCTAGAGGATAGTTGCCGTTGTTATTTTCAATACGGGCTTTGACAAACTTTGTATGTTTACAAGAACCTCGTCCACTGAATCCTGGGCATGTGCAGAACAATCTATCGGTTCCTTCTTGAACCGACACTTCAAAGATACTTGGTCCAGGCGTCTGAGACTGACTCAAGAACACCTGCACTAGTCTTAGTTCTTCATTCACCGCATTCCTCATCGACGTAGGTCTCCTTTTTCTGCCACGATTGGTAAGTAGGCAAAAGCTCCACGTGCGAAACTTTCTGTAGCATCACCGTAGAGGCCTGCCCAATCTTCTAGTTTTACGTTTGTTGTAACGATAGTAGGTAGTCCGTTGTTAAAACGGGTGCGAAGAAGATGATGAAGCATATTCTTCTGCCACCCAGAGAGCCCAGCGTGTTCCTTACCAACATCGTCTAGTACAAGTATACGAATGTTGTAGGCGTCAGCCAAGCACTCTCCTAAGACACCATGATAGAGCGTGTCCTGTGCGTCTGTCGGGTCATCCATCATGGAACCTTTAAGTTCCAAAAAATCGTTGAAAGTCATAAAATAACAAGGTTTTGTAAGGGTATCGCCATCTTTTACACTAAAAGCTTCTATAGGAAGAGTGAGCATCATCTCTTGTAAAGTAGCTAAAGCCAGCGTGGTCTTGCCTCGGCCAGGATTTCCATCTAACAACAACCCTCTGCCACAAGCCTTGCTACCAACAGCTCTGATAACCAAACCCTTTTCTACAGCCTTAATCCAACGAATGATATTTGTTTTATCTTCTGGGTCAGACTCTACGCAATCTTCTAATCTCCAACCTTGCATAGCAGGTGGAATGTTTGCTGCCTGTATCCAAGTACGACGGCGAATCTTTTGCTCTTCTAACTTATACATCAAGACCTTCCCATGATTTAGAAGCTTGCTCTCTTAATGCTACAACGTCTTTATCAGTTCTCAAAGAAGCCTTAGCATCATTTAACATCTGCGGTGCCCGTTTGATAAACATACGCCATATGAGGTCTGGGTTGTCAAGTCCTTTGTCATGTTTAATAGTTGAAAAGAACCTATCAATCAATTCTTTTTCGATAACACCATTAGTGTTGTGATTCATGCGCAGGTTTTCAATGCCACCCTTAAACCCACTACGACTAGTCCACTCAGCAATCTTCCAGTTCATCTGCTTCATGTGGTCAGCAAAGTATTCTGCTAACTGAGTCGGGGTCCAGTCTTCAACGGGACGGGAAGCAATGTGTTTAATCTTTTCTACACGACGAGACTCTTTGGCTTCGCGACGCTTCACCCGAGTTTCTTCTTCCCACTTTTTCTTGGCCTCGGCTTCGTCGTCTGGGTCTCTTTGCATTTGCTCTCCTATCGGCATTGGGACTTTATCAAATTCTTCTTTCTCGTCGGACTCCGTCCGACCCTCTTTTAATATTGAATTAGCTCTCTTACTATACGGAGTATTAGCTGAGTGGCTATTCGGTGATATGTAGTTGCCTGTTTTGGCACTCCGTCGGGGTGCCTTTTTGGCACTCCGTCCGTGTGCCATTTCGGCATACCGTTCTATCACAGCCTGACCAGCCTCCGTAATTAAAACCTCAGACCAGTAATGACCGTTGCCTGTACGCCCCTTAGAAAGGCTTATAAGGCCATTAGAGCGGAGTTCCGTAAGTCCTGTACGGACGGACTTAACCCCAGTACCAAAGGCCTCTGCAAGGCCCTCAGCTCCGTTTACAGCCCCATATCGGTTTATATGTACCAGCAGGCCTAGGGCCTTAGGGCTTAGGTTTTTCATTCGCCTTATTCCACTCCTCAATTAGTACTCTAGCAAAGATTCGAGCCACCGCCTCGACGCCCTCATAAAGGCCGTCTAGGTCTTCCATTTCCTCTTCGTCCTCTTCATATTCCTCGTCGTCCTCTTCTTCCTCTTCGTCCTCTTCTTCGGTTTCTACCTCAGCAATAGGAAGTTGTTCTTGTTTAGGTACAACAGGAGTAACAATAGGTACCGCGTCTTGAGTTGCGGTCAAAGGCCCAAGACCATTAGTTAAATCAAAACATGGGATGTTTGCATCTCTACAGTGGGTAAGTATTACTTGTGAGTCACCGTCTTCATCTGCCCACAAAATAAAGGCGGATGGGTTATTTCCTTTTGCCTCATCTGCAGCGGAAGAAAAAGGTTCAGTAGTTAGTACAGCACTAGATGATGGGATGCTGTCGTGAGACGCCCCCTCTAGAGCAAAGACAACAATATCTTTTCCGTTATCTTTTGCATACTGTGCAGCAAAAACTTGGCCTTGAGACGGTTTATTAGTGTAAGGAAGAAGAAGAGTTCCACCCTCACCGTTTGCATAGTAATAATCTTCCATCAGAGCTTCTATGTTTGCTCTGCTAGTTGTGCCGTTACCAGCAACGATTACAAAATATTTAGACATAGGTCCTCCTTGTATGGAGACCTGATACTACTGTTCTCTTAGGGATTGCACAACGGCGGGGCGATAAGTTGCCACACGTTCAACTGCTGCTAATAGGGCAGAGCCTAGGAAAGCTCCCGCTACCGCATACAGAATAAAACCTTTGATAGTTGAAACTTCAACTAACCATGTTGCAATGCTTGAAAAAAGAATTGAGGAAATAGCGTTCATAACCCTATTACTGATAAATATACTCAGAATAGAAATTAACGGCTCTATTGTCGCCAATAGAAATCCCGTAAAACAACCAATCAATATCAGGTCTAGCATGCCGCTATCCTACTACGTCTTTGGCTGTGCCAGGTAAACGGCGTACGATGCCCCCAGTCCAACATACTCATCAAGCGCACCCGCATTAAGTCGCTTTTCAATAGAGACTCGGTTCTTGTAGTAGTGGCTGCGCCCAGCGTTAGGGGTGCTGCCTTCCCAGAAGAGCTCAGCTGTTGAGCTAAATCCAGTGCTACCGTCAAAGTAATCTAATACAAAGAAGCTATTTTCAAATAGAGCAGCGTCTGTATATATAATATCTCCAGGAGCTGCGGGTTCCCACACCAGCTGTACGTGTGCATAAGCTGCATTAGACGGAGCTATGGCGGTTACAGAAGGCCTCACCCACCCAGTTGTTGTGGCGGCTCTAGAGGTTCCTTGAGAGGTAGATATAACAGTCTTACTGCTGTTGTACCAAACAATTACCGCAGAAACCGACACACCAACCTGACCAGCTTTTACATAAGAACTAAAACTATATGCTGTATCTGGATAGTGAATGCTGGTTAGGTCGGCGCTAGTTGTAGTTGACTTAACTAATACTTGAGATGTACCAGTAGAGGTAACCCGCAAGGAGTTTCCAGATTTGTAAACCTGACCTGTGGTAACTGTAGCTGATACGTTTCCACCAGTAACAGGGAAAGAAAGAACATTGTCTCCAGCAGAGTTTAAAACTTTTACTCCATCAAAAGGAGCACCCATATTCTCAATAACAACAGAGTCATTAGATTTAAATGTGTGAACTACATCTGTAGTCAAAGTTGCAACCCCGCCATTTACTACCTTAGATGTAATTTGGTAGGAGTCTAGGTTAGGCTCCGCGCTTCCACTAACAACTGTAGCCGTAGAGTTGGTTACAGACCAAGGGGTATAGGGTGACTCAAACCTAGGATTTAATAGCTCGTTAATGCGGTTGGCTTTTAGTGTAAGGTGAACGGTTCTAGCGTCATCGTACGAAGTCACTGAAGCTGCCTGTTCAAATTGGCAAGCATCAAAGTAGTGATACTCGTTGCTGTTTCCAGCACCTACAGAAGACAAAACAAATTGAGGAACCGCGTAATAACACTCTTGACATCTTTGGACAGTAATTTCAAAACCAGAGCCAGTTCCACCAAGGTTAGTGTTACTTACAGTAAAGATTGTGGTTGTATCAGCACCAGCTCCACCGTTAGGAATAGAAATAGACGCCACTGCCCCGTTGTCAACAAAGATATTTGCTAAGGGAGCAATTGTTGGTTGTTTTCCTGACACATAAACTAAAGGCACATTTTGATAAGAACCGTTTACGTACCCACTTCCTGGTTTAGTAATAGCGTTTAAGAACAAACGAGTAGGCGCACGGTCTGTTACAAAGGGCCTAGCGCTAAAAGTGTTTGTAGAGTTAGTTACGCTATTGCCTGTAGAGGTAGACATCAACGCGCCAAATCTGTCGTACCATTTAATAGCTGCCTGTATAGAACGACCAGTTCCACTAGATGCTGTATATCCACTAAAAGTATATTCAATACCAGTTTTTACAGGTATACCTAATGTGACAGGTTTTGCGTCTCCACAGGAAATATAAATTTCTGCGGGCTGTGTTGCATCAGCGTTTTTAACAGCTAAAATTCCTTTTCGTTTATTTGGAAAAAGAGCTGGAGTTGTGTTTTCCACCCAAGGATTTGGATTAGGAACAACGTAAGGAAACTCTTCAATTGTAAAGTTATAAGCACTTCTTAATGGAAAGTCTGCTGCGGTAAGTGCAAAATATATAGAGTCTGTATCTACTGCTGTAATAGTCTTAGTGGTTATTGGACTATTAAATATAGGAAACGGACAGTTAAATATAAATATTTCTTGTCCAACTCCAAACCCATGGGTACCAATCTTTAAACGAGCTTGATTAGAGACTATAGATACAGCTGATATATCTTTTTTTCCAATTTGAAAAAGCAAAGAAGAAGAGTTTGGAGAAGTCCAGTGTCCAATACCCTCTTCAAAAGAAGAGTCGTTGTAATCCAACATTATATTGTGACTTAAGGTTATTCCTTCTACAGATGGGTTTGGTGTGGTTGCGTTTGGTTGTGGAACCCCCCAACCAGTAAACCCCTTTATGTAACTCTTTAATCCGTCACGGCTGCCTTTAGTCTTTTCAATAAGCAAAACGTCTCTAAGAAGAACCCTTGAACGTTCAAAACCAATCTCAGGTTCATAGGTAACACCAAATTGATTTAGTAACGGTGGAATAAGAGTGCCAACTGTTTTTTCCGTATTATATTTTTCTTTAGATAGCTGAGCTAATGATTTAATATAGTCAAATTTAAACCCAAATACAGATAAAAAGTCTTTTAGGTCTTTGTTGTCTGTGCTAGAACCAGCAGAGTATGGTGACACGAGCTTCATCACATCTGGCAAATAGTCGTACAAACGGGTCTGTGTTCCATAGTTATAAACAGATAAACCAGTTGTTCTTCCAGCTAACACCCAGGAAAGTTGAGTAGTTTCAAAAACAAAAACGGAATAGTAAAATACCTTAGGTTCGTTTGGTCTATTTACATCTAAGTAAAACTGTGGGTCGTTACCTCTAGTAGTTTCAAATATAGTTTGACCATCATTAATGTTAATTGGGTACCCGTATTTGTTTTTTACAATACGAAGTTTAGCCCAGGCTCCAGTAGGGGTAATCCAGGTAAGATTTACCTGACCATATCCCACAGATTGACCAAAAAAGTCTTCAGCAGTAAAGCTAATTGGGGAGTCAGGACCGTAATAGCTTAAAGGAAAACTTTTAGCGCTATAGTAATCAAGACCGTAACGTGCCATTAGATAACAATACCTCCAGAGGCCGCAATGGTTAGACTAGATAGTTGAGGTAGCTCACTCTTAGCGCACTCTATGTCATTAACTTCGTATACAGTTACCGAACCAACAGCTGCGGTAGAGCTAACATTTGTAGCAACACACTCAAAAGAAAATGTGTTGTTAGTCTTAGCAGTGACTCTAAAGATTCCATTAAACGTGCTATCAACGCCCGTCACGTTAACAACCTGACCTACAGTAATATTATGGTTTACGGAAGTCGTAAGGGTTGCCACACTATTATTAAGTGCTTTATTATTAATAGTAAATGTTTGGTCATTTGCAGTTCTTACAAGCTTTTGTAGGTTAGCTCGGCTTACGCCTTCTACAGAGTCAATAGTCTTTAATACATCTGTATAACCAATGTAGTCATTAAACACAACGTTATCAAAAGCAAATAGCTCTCGTACCGCATCTTCAACAGCAGCTTTAACTTGGTCTTGTCTATATGTTGGAAGAACAATAATACTTCCTACAACTGTACAATTTACGTATGACGGCGGTTGCAGCGTAACAGTAGTTCCAGCAGGAATTTTATCTACTAAATACTCTTCAATCTCTGTTTTTAAATTATTAAAGACTAGGGAAGAAGTAACACCGTCGCTTTGTAGACCGCTGTCACCGTATGGGGCAAAATAAACAGTAACGCTGCTGTACACGTCGGCTGTTGATACGGCCTTAGCAACACCAGCTACCTGAATTACAAGAGAAGCATAATCTGAAAGAGAAACTGCACGGTTTAATGCTCTAATAGATTTAGGAGCATTAACTCTAATAGAGTCAGTTGCTTCTTCGTCAGCTCCTCCAACAGCGGCTCCAGATACTAAACCAACATCTTGGTTGTTAACTGATAATCCTGCTACCGCATTTGTTTTAATAAACTTAATTGTGTTAACTGGAATATTTCCAGAAAGACCGCCGCCAACTCTGTAAGTAGCAGTCATTTGCACTCCGTTTAACGGGATGCGTCCACTAATGCTGTCTCCAAATTTTATAAAAGTTGTTTTTTCAGAGTTTGTATAAGTAGAAAACACTGGGTCATAACCGCTGTAGTCAACCAAGTATGGGACTTCGGTATAGATAACACCGTTAACATTTATAGTTATACTTCCATTAATTACTGGGCTTTCTGACAACTCAAACTCTTGATTTGCTGTTCCGTCAGATGTTCCAATAACCTCATCGTATACAGTTTCACCTTGTGTAGCGGTTACTGTAGCAGAACCATTAGTACCTAAAGTTTTAGCTGGGACTTGAACAGCAGAGTCTGTTTCAAAAATTACTTGTGTTACAACGCCGTTGTTAGTTACGTTAGCAGCAACTTTTGTTTTAGCTGGAACAGTGATGATGCTAGCTGTCGAATTTTGAAAAGTAAGCAATGCTGCAGAAGGAGTAGTTTTTGTTGGTGTATATCCCAACAGTTGAGCAATTTGCAGCACGCTTTCTCTTTGACTAGCAGTATCAATAAACGACTCATTTACTGTTCGGTCTATATAAAAATGTAGACCATCAGCTACATAGGAGAACAACTCTAAGATAGCCATGCCAAAGTCAGACGGGTCTCTGTTTGTCCATTGCGGAGCAAAGAAAGGAATTAACTCAGTTAAGTCTTCCCTAAGAGCTGCGTAGTCCCTAGAGGTATAGTCAACCTGCGGGATATAGTTTTGTTCTGACATTATCTAACCTCCAGTACCTGTTCTGCGGCCCTGCTTAGGATAGCAGTATTGATAGTTACACTCTCTGCTATACCGCCGCCGCCGTATGTATAAAACACTTCAAAGCTATCAACCTGGTTGTTCTCGTACCTGTATTTAATGTTTGTAAGCTTTAGCGGAGATAGCCATACTGAGAATGCCTTGCTTACAGCCTCGTTAATAACAGATTTAGCGGTATCAGCGTTTTCAAACACCGCACCTTTTGCACCGCTTCCGTAGTTAGGGCGCATCACCCTTTCTCCAAAGTAGGTCATGACCGCAATAGTTACTCGGTCTTGCCATATTTTTTTAGGGTCTGTGCTAACGGTCAATGAGCCGTTAGAGTTAAATGAAAAGGGCAAAGATATTGCTGCTGGTGTTTCCATTAAAGTTCTACTCCCATCCATACTGGAAAGTTAGGGTCCCCACCAATAAACATAACCCATACTTTTTGACCAATCTTTGGCACCAATCTGTGTGGGGTGTGGTGTGGTTGGTCCGTGGTTATCTCTTGGTCATCGTTGTGCTTATTGTCTTCATCAGGGTCGGTCTCGTGTGGGTGGTCTAAAAAGTATGTAGTGTCTGGGCTCTTACCAGTGTGGTTGTTGGTGTGAGCAAGGTTAATAGTAATAGAGTGACTGTGAGAACCGCCACCAGTAACACCAGGAACGCTATTACTTGTAGTTCCAATAGTTTCAGAATGATTAGCGTGAGCCTGTAACAAAGCTGCAACTTCAGATGCTAAATGTTTCTTATGGTCTGGGTGGTTGCTATTAGAGGTTACAGGAAGGCAGGGTCTAGCCCATTCGGTAATGTCTTCACCAAGCACCTGCGGCACCTGTAACTTAATACGGTTTTCTTTATCTGGGTCATCTACGTCTGAGCAAATGCCTTCATATAGACCGTAAAACTTTTCGTTATAGTTTTTCATCTGGCCCTCGCTGCTGCTTTTTGTACCCTAGCCGCTATGACGGGTGAACGTTTCTTTTCTGGGTTAGTTGATTTAGATTTAGATAGGTTTTTAGAACCCGTCTTCCAAACAGCAGTGCTGTTTTTGGCACTGACTATTTTAGGCCTATTTTGTATTTTTCCAAAACTGCCTTTAGTTTGAGGTCCAATTTTTATACCTGTTCTAACTAGTTTTGTTTTTGGTCTTTGTCTAGTCTGTTTTTTACCAGGAACAATTACTCTTTTTACGGTTGCCTCTGGAGCTTCAATTGTCTCTCCGTCATCCCAACGAACTGCTCCACCAAGAGAGTCAGTTCCAACAGTTAGTGTAGTTGTATAGGTATACACCCTTGTTTGAGTTTCTTCGTAATGATGTTCTGTACCAAGCACGGTCCAAAAACCAGAATAGTCTTTACCAAGGTTCCCTAGGTACACTGGCATTCCTGGTCTTAAACGTGTTTGTCCAATAACCTTAACCGTGGCTCTGTACGGAAATGCGTTTCTTAATTCCGCTGCTTCAGCTTCGTAATCCATAATCTCAAGGCTAGGAGCAACGGCATCAGTGTTGTATCTATCAAAAAACTCATCTTGAGTTCTGCGTCTGGTTACCTTGCGTCTTTTTTGTCTAGTGGTTTTTAATGCGGACTTAGTAGTCTTGTCTACACCACCTATAGCAACTGCAGCTTTAACGTCGCCATCGTAATTTATAGAGTCTCCAATAATTGGAGTAAAACTATAAATACCACCAAACCCGTGACCGACAGGTTTTTGAAAGAACTTAGGAGCCTGAGCTCGGTACGTCTTATAATCCTCTAATAGTGGTTGAAAATAAATTTCTGTATTTTCTGAGCGAAGCCCCCACCCAACTTGTTTTGCAAGTTTTACAAGCATTTGCCAATCCGTTAGTCCTGGGTGAGCTATTTGTTGGAATATGCGTGGATGAGGTTCTGCAATAGCAACAAGTCCATGTTTTTTTGCTATCTCTTCTACAACCATATTTGCTGTTACATTTTTGTATGACAACTGACTTGACTGTTTTAAAGGAAATGAGCCGCCAATGCAGTGGACAGTAACAAAATCTTTTCCTGGAGTTTTATCTGCTTCAACGTGGTGAACGTATCCATAAAAGTCTCTGCTATCTTTTGCTGACCTTAGCACAATCTCAACTGGTGTACCAGGTTTAACATTATCAAAAGAGTATGCCCAATCTTTAAAAGTCATAGAAATCATTTCATGTTCGTAAAACTTTTGATGTAGGGTTAATGAATAAACGTATGTTGGATTTACAGACGCATTAGGAAATTTAATAGATATAAAATTAGACACTAGGTATCCTTAATATTGTTCCATTAGGAATATTTTCATGGTCGTCAATTTGTGGGTTGTATTCAGCAATTATCCACCACATTTCAGGACGGCTGTAATAACGATATGCAAGTTGGTCTAGACGTTCACCAGATAAATATCTGTGGTTTTGATACGAGGTAAGGCCTAAGTCGTCAAACTCATAGAACACGGTAGGGTTTTCTGATTCACCTGCAATTACTGAGAAAAAATCAATAGTTGAATACTCATATCGAGAGCCTGCAAATATAGACACGTCTACTCCTATACCATTGCCGAACCAGCGAAACAATCAAAGGCAATTGATACGTTGCTTCTAATTGGCACCATGCCTTCAGTAAACGCTGTGTGATTTATTGATAAAGAACTAATCCAACCCACGTAAGATAGTGCGCTTTGGTTAGTAGGGTCTAAAGGGTCTCCGCCAAATTCAAAAGCAAGAAGAGAAGGTTGTAGGTATCCAATATCTGCTGTCTTTTTACCTAATAAGTTTGTCCAACCACCAGGTTGGTTTTCTGTACTAACCCCATCGCCATTAATAGCTTTTAAAAGATATTCAATATCGTGCATTGTTCCTATACGAGAGAGCTCTTCTATTTGTTCCTCAATTGTTGGGGTATTACCAGCTAATGGGTGTTTCCCACTACTATAGAAAGATGTAAACTCTTTCAAATTTCCAGACTGACCGCGTATACATGCCATGTCATTTGTTCTGTCTAGGACAACAGTAAAAGAAATACTCTCTTGACCAGGAAACGCTCCAGACACAGAGGTGTAAACGTCAGCTGCAGTTGGAGTTACATCCATATTTCTGTTAACACTAAGGGAAATTGACTCTGGGTTCCAAAGAAATTGGAATCCATAGTTATACATATCCTTGCTATAGGTTATAGTACTCTTGTCTCCTTTGAATTTTCCTTCTTTAAGTCTTTCTTCTGCTTTTATTTTTTCGCTACTAACTTTTCCAGTGTCGTAGTCATAGGTAGATATGATTCCAGCATTATCAAAATACCAAAGTCTTCCTCTTCTAAGCCCGTGTTGCACAACATTTTCAGCCACGCTGTTAGATATTCCAGGAACTACTACTTGAGGTCTTGTAGGTAAGCTCCAACTATGAGGTGGTAAATTAAATTTAAATCCGTTAGGTGTTGGTATTACGGGAGTTGCTTGAGTTCCAGATGCGCTGTCTCCACCTTTACCGCCTTTTTTACTTCCTTGACCAAGGGGTCTATTACCTGTTCCAGTTCCGCTTTTTTTCTTTTTATTTGTCAAATACCAAGCAGCGCTACCAGCTAATGCAGAAGCTACAGTTCCTGCTGGACCAGCGGTAGGCCCAGCTGCTTTTGCAAATCCTAGTACACGAGTTACTAAAGTTGGTGCTACTACGGCTGTAGCTGTTTTTCCAGTCTTTGCTGCTTTAGCGCTAACACTAACTGTCTTAACAGTTGGGTTCTTAACGGTCTTATTAACAACAGACTTTACTGTTCCACCAGCTTTAGTTTTAGTAGAAACGTTAACTGCAATTTTTGCAGCGCTTACTGCACGAGAACGAGTAAGTACAGCGGCGCCTACCCTAATAGCGCCTAAAGCTAACGGAACAGCTAGTGGAATTGGCATTATGACCCCATCGCTTGTTTAAATAAATCTTTGTCTGACAAAATCTTTTTAAGAGCTTCAGCAATGCCTATAGCACCGCTGCCTCCGTCTACTTTAATTGAAACTCCACCCATACTGTAGTTATTAGTTGTTTGAGCTCCTTGAGCTGCAGCTTGTTGCTGCATCTTTTTTGAACTATCCCAAAAATTTTCTACGAGCTTAGCTAAAGAAGAGTTTGAAGTTGAGCCAGATAGTAGGCCCCCATCTTTTGGTTCCATGCCAGAAAAACCAGAAAAATCGGACGCACTTTGGTTTTTACTAAACTTATATGGGTTCTGACCAGTCTTACCTGTTACCCAAGCTGAGTTATTAATTGCAGCAAGAATCTCTTCTTTATTAGCTCCACCTTGCAAAGCTTTAACAATATCTGAGTAACCTCGTGCTCCAGCTTTAGCCCCAGTAAGAGTTTCAATAGTTGCATGTAGTCCATCATCCCAACTATCGTAAATTTTTACCCCAACACTATTCATAGATTTGTTAGAGTACTTATCATATGTAGTGTTAAGAGGGTTGTACTTAGCGGAGTTTTGGAAGTGTCCGCCTTCAAAGTTCTGCCATATCTTCAAAGCTTCAATAGCATCTTTAGTCATGGGCGCATTTAAATGTAACAACATAGCTTTAGCAAAGTCTTCATTAGAAGACTTATCGTTTAAATCTATGTGTCCCTTTTTTCCCTTTACAGCGCCACCAGCGTGTCGGAATGGGTAGTTCTTTAATTCGTCGTTAGGGATAATTACGCCATCTGTTTTAGGCATAAATAGTTCGGGTCCGCGCTCACCAACAATGTACGGACGCTGTTCTTCTACAGGACCTCCGTCAGCTTTAAATAATCCAGTAATAGCAGACGCAACAGGGTTTGGAATTAGTGATGCAAAGAAACCACCTAGTCCACCCTTACCACCTCCGCCAAGAGTTTCAAAGAATCCCTTAGTTCCACCTAGAACGCTAATTAAACCTGTAAATTTTTCAACCTCAGTAAAGAAACCACTAATGTATGAAAGTATTTGGTCAGCTCTACCCTTAGCATCAGCCATAGCTGGAGCAGTTTGAGAGATAAACTCTGCTGCTTGTGCTGTTCTTTGGCTCTGCATTTTGGCAGCAAAGGTTGTAAACCCTAGTTGCTCCATCTTCTTTGCAGCTCTTGGGTCAGACATACTCATGCCGCCGCTTTGAGCTTTAAACAAAAGACCGTCTTCTACCTGAGCTCTTAGGTATGGGTCATTTCCAAATAGGTTATCAAGCATGGTTGCAAGAGCATTACCTGGTTGTAAAGATATTTGTACGTCTCGTAGCGTGCTGCCACTACCGCCGTTCTTACGCTTTTCTCTTTCAAGCTTCATCCACAACTCATCAATAATTTGAGGTAGTGGTTTCATGTTGCCTTGGTCATCACGAATACGAATACCAACTGCCCTTAACATGTTTACAGAACGTCCACGTTGTACAGCGCCTTGCGCTTGCATAGCACCTTCAACTCCAATACCAGGAGTTAAGTTAGACATCTGTGCAGCGCCCATGGCAAGCTGTGCAGCGTTTGCTGAAGAGCCTCCATATAACCCACTCTGTCGCATTACTTGCAAAGAACGAGCAGGGTCAAACTCATCTTTTACTGTGCCTGACTTGGCCATCCTATTTAATAAATCTCTAGTGTCGTTGTAAGAACTAGCACCACTACCGCTGATTGGTTGTCCTACACCGTTATATGTTCCGCCTGCTCTTCCATAGGCTCCGCCAAGAACGAGTCCACCACGTGCAGTGTATAACTGCATTCTGAATGCCTCATCAACTGAAGGCATGGCAATGCCACCAGCGGTAACCGCTGCGGCTGCAATTGTTCCAGCAGTATTAGCTGGCTGTTGAAATACTGTGTTGCCTCTAGGCTGGTTACCCGCAGGTTGTGCGGTGCCACCACCGCCGCCACCCCCACCACCAGATGGTGGAGTAGGTCCTCCAGGAGTTGTATTGTTACCAGTATTAGAGAAACTAGGTTGTGCCATGACGGTATTAGAACTACCGCCGCCACCCATACCAGAGAAAACATTTTTAGCGCGAGAACCTAAACGAGCAAGCATCTGCTCAGCAGATGAAAGAGTAGGCAAAATTCTGCTCTGAAGCGTACTTGCCATTTGCAGCAAGTTATTATTTGCGCCTCGAGCAGAAGACTCAAACCGTTGCATGTTACTTGCAGCAGCGCCGCTATGGGAGCCGCCTAAGTTTAGGCCTTGCTTAGAATCCATTTACTATCTTGTCCTTTTCGACCGCTCTAACCAGTTCATGCGCTCTCTAGGTGAGAGCCCACGAATTTCTGTAAGTGTCCAACCAACAAAAGTTCTAGTAAGAATCTCGTATTGGTCTAGTAGGCTTTCGTAATCTGCTTCACTAAAGGCGAAACAAATCTAGCAAGCTAAGCGGTAGAAGTACGTTTTCACCGCATGCCTGACAAGCCTTCTTCACCTCCCCTAGGCGTGGGCCTGGGTTACGTTTGATAATCTCATCAACGATTTTTGTTCTATCCGCCATACCTAGTGATAGGGCAGTAGAAGCTCCAGAAGATGGTGAGCCGTTTAGTGAAACAATGCATCCAGATAGTAACAAGGTATTAATTTCTGCTGTTGTTTTATCAATGTTTTCCATCAGCTTGCGCTGTGTAATACCATTTGGTAAAGCAACAACTGCTGTGCCCTTCTTAGTTTCTACTTCAAA